TTACCTTGAATTGGGCATGGTGTACCTGCATCAAGCATGGCTTTAAATACGCGATCATCTTGGCACATTACTGCAACAGCAGCAACTTTCATACCCATGTCATAGATACCACGAGCCAATTTTAGTCGCTCGCAGTTTTTATCGGTGGTAGTACCACCCATGGAAATACCAAGGATTTGTGTTTGTACTGCAGCTGACGCACCAACAGCGCAGACGTCTGAGTTAATAACTGTTACAGCTGGTGCAACAGCAGTTGGTGGTGGGGATTTGACAGTTGTAGTGCTGTCGGATTTAGAGTAGCTTGTGCTATTAGAAGTCGAATCAGTTACGATGGGTTGTGCCCATGTATTGAATGTAGTCATAACAAAAAGCACCGCTACAGTAGCGATCTTCTTGTTCATGGTTTACCTTTTGGGTTTAATTATGCTTTACATTATAACATTACATCTCAATCTAATTCTATTTAGGGTTTTTTATCTTGCAACTCATCAACTTCTTTTTCTATCGTTTTAACCCCAATAGATGAGACTACCTGTTTTGCTTTACTTAGAAATGACTGGGCTTTGACTGGAATAGAATCGTCTTTTCTGTCTTCGATTCTATCGTATAATTTTGGTTCCCAATCTTTACTATCATCAACAGTTATGTTTAGTTCTTCATCTTCTGTTTCATAATTAGTCACTGTTTTTTCAACTATGTGATTATCACCACGTATAGTTAAATCAGCATCATCAGAAGCATGAAGATTATCTTGTAAATTTACTTCAATTGGTTTTGGTGCTGGTTCTTCATACTCAGCAAGAAATTTAAAATCATCTTCTGTTTTAATAGTATCATCTATTTGAACAGTTTCTGGTAATGTACCAGCATCAATAGTTTCTTTTGGTTTTTGTTCACGTTTTTGATTCCAGTTAGCAGCGACTAAAAGTAAAACTGCAAGTGGATCAAATACCATAACAATCATTATGATAACCCAGCGAACTGCTTTTTCTAGAACATCAGCTTCTGGGTTATCACCATACAGCAATGCTGCAATATATTTTATTGGTCCGACTTCGGCTTCGACTTTGCGGACTTCGCTGGCGATCGGCGCACGCTCTTCGTTGAGTTTTGCGATTTTGCTTTGGGCATTACCGATTTCGTTAAGGATTCTGGATCTATCTTTTTGCTGACCTTTGCGGATGGCAATGGCTCGCTCTGCTCCACTGGCTTCGGTGGTTCTTGATATGGTTTGATCAACTTGAGCATCGAGTTGAGAAAGTTCTTTACGACTTGCATTAATATTCTCCTTTTCGGTTTTAATTTTCTCATCAATCAGAGCCAACTTGGCAGCAACGTCACCTGTTGGTACTGCTTGATCCAGATGAGCCTTTGATAGATAACCAAAGATACCCATCGATGTTAACATCATCAAGATAATTAAAGCCACAGTAAAATACGTTTTAAGTAATACTGGAACTTCTCTCCAATTTCTATACAGCCATGACGCAACTACTAATTTAGATGCTTCTAGTAGAGACCCCATAATGAAGATTGGAATGACTGCTGCCGCAAATATAGCGACCAATCCCATTATTGAATAGAAAGCAGCACAAGCTGATAATGCTAATGCTGTTGCGAATAGTAGATATGTCATAACTTACCTAGAATGTGTGATTTGTGTGTCCTTATAGAAATCTGTCCATTATAATAATCTTCACTTTCCAAAACTTTTCTAGAGAACTGTTCTCTTGCTTCTATATAAGAGCATTCTGCTTTAGATTTGCAAAAGAAAAGAATCTCCCTATGAAAATTCTCTTTTCCAAGTTTTGTTACATCTTTATTTAGTTCATCGCTAGAGCCATAATACTCTCGCCAATCAGAATCAACTTTGCGTTTGATTTTCTTTTTCTTCATTATACCATTCTTAAGTTTAACCATTTTATAGGTTGTCTTAGAGAATTTGGCTAATTTCTTGCCGATATATTTGCGACCTGTTATAGTGTTGGTTATAAGATAAACAAAACCAACACAGTCATCGGGTAAAGTTTCAATAATAGTTTCATTAAAAGTCCACATAGTGGACTATTTATTATTCGTCAGAAACAGGAGTTTTAAAATTAACTTCTACGTTAATAGCAACACTAATCCTTGGGGTTTCTAACATATTCGTTGGAACATAATGAAGTAAATATCCTGGAAATAAAACCAATTTCTTTGAAATTGGTTTTATGTTTACGTATCTAACATTCTCAGTAATTATTTGATTATTTTTAGAAATACTTCTAGCATTAAAACGATGAGGTATTCTAGAATCAAATATTTGTAGTGGTGGATGTCCTTCAGTAGCATTAACATAATATACACCAATAAGATCAACATTTCCATGCTGATGGTGGTGGGCGTATTCTCCTTTACGTTGAACATTACCCCATGATCTTTTTATAGAACAGGAAGGGTCTTCTAAAAAATTAGAAGTAAATTCATTACACTTCTTAATAAACCATTCTGAAAAAAGATTACAATTTGTAGCGGATAGTAGGTCAAATGATTGACCATCTTTATTTTCTACTGGATTTATAAAAGAATTAATTATTTCTTGATGTATTTCTTCATCTTCTAATATATACTCACCAATTGGTGTAGACCATATCTCATGATAATTCGTCATCGTCAAAATCTTCCTCTTCATATATGTCTGCTGAACAAACAGGACAATAGACAATATCTTCTAATCGATGCTCGTCTCCCTTAACTGTTATTTTCCCAAGCGCACCACATTCTGTGCATTCGAAATGTTTTGTTGTCATACTGGTATCCATTTGTTAGTTTTATTTTGAAACATAGTATTACCGAATGCTTGTTTTGCGGTAATTATATCAAAAGCAATAGTTATTCTTTCGTAATCTCCATACCACTTGCTAACAGAGTGTTCATTTCCATTACTTTCAATTATAACTAATTGATTATTAATGTTCTTTATATCTTCTTGTTCTTCTCCAGGCATTCTAAAACTAGTAGTTGATGGTTCAGCATTTACTGCGAAATAACCATGATATGCATTATCTTCTGGAGGATTGTGAGTATGCCAGTCTATATATTGACCAGCGCTGTGCATATTAATCCACATTGTAATATAATATAATTCATCAGTTTTCTTTATCTGATTGAAATTTTCATGTATATTAAAATATAATCTATGTAACTGTTTATTTGGAAAACAGAGAAGATTATACATAGGATGTAGAAAAGAGATTTGTTCAACATCACCCCAATTACGTTTAATAACTGGGGCAACATCATAACAATGTTTTGTTAAAACTTCTAGATCTATATCTAACTGAAATCTGTTTATATAACTCAAGCTGCCTTACCCCAAACATCTGACCATGTTCCAGATAGAGCACCTTTAGCATAATCTGTTACACGATTCTCAAAGAAATTACCATGTACTGGAGCATTGATCATTTCCTCAACCCATGGTAATGGGTTTTTCTTGACTTTAAAAATACCTTTCATACCTAATGAGATCAAACGACGATCAGCAATATAACGAATATATTGTTTAACATCAGCTGGTGACAAATCTCTCATGTCGCCATTAGCATAACATAGGTCAATAAACTTATCTTCAAGTTCAACCATACGTTCAGCGATAGTATAAATCTTACCTTTCAATTCATCATTCCAGATCTCTGGATTTTCTTTTACATAAGTCTTAAACAACTGGATCATTGACTCAGCATGCATTGTTTCATCAACAATAGACCAAGTAACAATCTGACCCATACCCTTCATCAAGCCATGACGAGGAAAATTAAGCAACATAATAAAAGAACTAAAGAGTTGCATCCCCTCAGTAAAAGCAGAAAATACAGCGATATGAGTAGCAGTAGACTCAATTGTCCCATTGCGACTAGAAAGTTCAGTAACGTAGTCATGTTTATCCTTCATTTCCTGATATTCTAGAAACTGATTGTATGTAGTCTCAGGTAAACCAAGGGTCTCAATCAGATGGCTATATGCTGCTATGTGTAATGCTTCTCGTGCTGCAAAACCAGATAACATCATACGCACTTCTGGTTGTTTAAAATATGGAAGATAATTATTAACGTATCCGCCAGCTACGTCAATATCACCTTGTGTGAAGAAACGGAAAATGTTCGTGAGAAATTCTTTCTCTTCTTTGGTTAATTTCTTTTTCCAATCTTTAACATCTTCTGCCATTGGCACTTCAGTGTGCAGCCAGTGAGCCTGTTCGTGTTTTAACCATGCTTCATATGCCCATGGATAGTTGAATGGTTTGAAGAAATTTCGTTCGTCTGTTAGTTTACTTGCTTTTCTTATCATTTTATCCCTCGCATGCCAAACACGCACCTTCTTCAGTAGTCATTGCATGTAGGTCAATTTCTTTAATAACTTCTCGTTCGATTCGTTTTGCCACTTTATCTGCTTTGGCAATCTTATCGCTACGGCAATAATACATTGTCTTCAATCCAAGTTTCCATGCTTGGAAGTGAACAGCATGAATGTATTTTATATGTGAGTCAGGACGGAAGAATACATTCAAGGATTGCGCTTGGTCTATATATACTTGCCTGTCCGCTGCGTGCTGAACGACCCATCGCTGGTCAATTTCCATAGAAGTTTTGAAAACATCTTTTGTCCAGTCGTCCATCCAATCCAAGTGCTGAACGCTACCATCATTCGCAATAATGCTGCGCCATATTTCTTGATATTCATCTTCAC